ATTCAGATTCTATTGCCAAAACTATAGGTTCTTGTTTATCACAACAATTGGCAAAGTCCCTTTCTGACAGCATACACAAAAGCTTTTCTGATTCTTTAAAAAGAAATCCTGCTTTTAATGAATTATCCTCAACTCTCAACGCCATAACACCGGAACTAATTTTTACATCACTTTCACATACATATGATTTTCCGAAAGACTTAGGTGGTATCTCCGAAAAAGATAATGATGATTTTATTGTTATTGATAATGCAGTAAGTACGGCGTACGACATACCTTGTACTGTTGCAGTTCCTATTAATGAGCATAAGCGTAAGATCTCAACATCTGATTTTTGCGCTATCATTAGTCTCTTTATCGCTATCATTTCCGGTATAATCATTCCTTTGTATCTGCAATCTAAGCCTTCTGAAACTGAAGTGATCGAGCTTCAGCTTTTGCAATCTCAAAACGAATTATTGCAGCAACTCCTACATAATGCAGACATTTCTTCTTCAAGTGAAATTGAAGCAATCAATGAGTTGAAGCAATCTGTCGAAGAGCAAAGTAAACAACTTTCACAGTGTCAAGAAACCCTTGACAAGTTTGAAGAAGCTCTTGATAATCACGAGACAGTCGAGAATATTGATACAGCAAAGAAACCAATACAATAATTGCACTTACCTGCGTAATTGCCAGACAGATCTTAAGCATGTTTATCTGATTACGCAGGTAAACAATTTCTTTTTCCGTTTCTTCCATTTAAACCGCCTTTCTCTGTTCGTCTCTATTCAGTAAGTAATCAATTGTTACGCCAAAAATGTCTGACATCTTTATTAATGCCGTACTGGGAATAGGATTCACTCCGTTCAGCCAGTTATAATAGGTCTTTACAGAAATTCCAATTTGAGTTGCAAGTTCTTCTTTAGACATTCCATTCCTTGCCCTTTCAGCCTCTATGCTGTTAAACATCATTATTTCCACCTCCTCGTTACTCGTTTTATGAATTTCTGTTTATATAATATTCTCATATTGAGAATTTGTCAATACTCATTTTGAAAATTATTTTTCATTTTGTGAATTATTTAATTGACAATATGTAAAATATGTAATAGTATGAATCTATAAGGAGGTACTCTTAATGATTGGAGAAAAGCTCAAGGAAATTCGCGAAAATCTTGGATTAAATAAGAAAGAATTTGCCCAATATATTGGAATAAAATACACTACCTATAATGGTTATGAAACCGAAGCTCGGGAACCCTCTTCAGATTTTTTAATTCTTATTTCAGAAAAATTTGATGTATCAATAGATTATCTTCTTGGTTTAAAAGACGAACGTGAAATTTTACATGCTTACAAACTTCGTTCTGGAGAATATGAGCATATAAAAAAATACCGTGAACTCGACACTCACGGTAAAGATATGGTTGATACTGTTCTTCAGAAAGAATATGACCACATTATTGAATTGCGTGATTTTGCTCCGCAATCTAAATATATAGGTAAAGATCCCGATAACATTGTCACTGTTGATCTCACACCTCTCGCTGCTCATACTCGTGCAGATGTAGAACAAACTCCTGAAGGTGTTCAGCATGATCTGGATATTATGAACGATGATTCTCAATGGGAATAGAAAGGGGAAATGCATATGCCAGAATTAAGTAGATTTGAGGGGATGGTTATTAAAATGTTATTTAATGACACTGTCCAGCATAATAAGCCGCATGTCCATGTTACTTACGGTGAATACAAAGCTTCTGTTGGTATTGACGGTGAACTGCTTGCTGGATCGCTTCCGCAAAAACAGTTTAAAATGCTGGTCGGTTGGCTTGCTCTGCACGAAGATGAAGCTTATGCAGCATGGAACAAAGCTGTCAGAGGCGAGCACTTTGATAAGATTAAACCTTTACAGTAAGGAGGAATTCTTTATGTTTATTTCAAACGGAATTGTTTATGCCAGTGAACGCCCAGAAAATGTACAGATTATTGGAGCAAAGCCATTGGATGATATGATGATGCTCCTCACTTTTTCAACCGGTGAGCAGAGACTTTTTGATGCTTCGGTATTAAACGGCCCCGCTTTCGCTCCATTAACTGATGAAAAAATATTCAAAGACTGCAAAATCGTAGATGGAGTTGTCACCTGGATGGACGAAGATATTGACTGTGCTCCTGAGTATATGTACGAGCATAGTTATGCGTATCCGTCTTTAAAATCCGTAATTTGAATTAAAAGGACTGATTTATTTGACCTACGAACAACTTTTAACTACTGCCGATCAGGCCGGTCTTACGGTAAAAGAACGTCCACTTCAAAAACATGATGGTCTGATCCGTGGCAATCGCATTGCTATTCGAAAAAGTATTGACACTCAGGCTGAAAAGTCCTGTGTGCTGGCTGAAGAACTTGGTCACCACTACACCACTACTGGCAATATTCTGGAACAGTCAACTGATGTGATGAACCAGAAGCAGGAATACCGTGCCAGACTTTACGGCTATAACCTCCGGGTTGGCCTGATCGGGATCATCAAAGCCTATGAAGCCCGCTGCCGAAATCTTCATGAGATAGCTGAACATCTGGATGTACCGGAGGATTATCTCATTGAAGTGATCGACTGCTACCGTTCCAAATACGGACAGTATGTTGCTGTGGATAATTATATAATCTATTTTATTCCGCAGTTGGCTGTGATGAGAATTGATGTTTTATAATAAATGCATAATGATGGCATAGAGTAATAACCAAGTAGTAAAGGTCGGAAAGGCTCCCGACACACTCGCAAGAGTACCTGAGATGATGGATACGCCGCCCATCTTGTTGCTTGGATCATCTTAAAGGTGTTGTCATTATGGCAACACCTTTTTTCTATAATAAAGAACGCAAATAAGCGATTTTCTGTAAGGAACGTCGTATTATTTATGCATATTATATTTTAAAGGGAGAATACACTAATGAAAAAGAAATGGTACTTACAAACATGGTTTATTGCATTACTTTTCTTCATTGCATTCTTTTTCATTGTAATGGTACCTATCGCTGGACTAATAATACTTGTTGTTGGTATTGCATTAATTATTATT